TGAGGAGATTAACATCCTCTTCACTCATATGATTTTCACAGATCGTATCTTGTGTGTAGTGGTCAACCAACTGCCAGTAGGATATGATCGAATTCGCGACGAAAGCGCTTGAAAACGAGAATATCTTTTCGGCTACGACAGAATCCACGTAATCCACCGATACCGTGGCAGGGTCCCCACTTGAACCGAGCGTCATAACCTCAGCCTCTAACGTGGCGTCAATCCTACGCCCGCCTAACCGTCTCTCCGATGCCAAGACAAGACCCAGCATTTTGACAGTATTGTGCTCGAGGTGCTCATGCATCGGGAGATATTGATCCCCGTTCGTAGGCATGTTTGTGTCCGTCCCTGCCATACCGAAGCCGAAGGGTCGAATCTGCGAGTAAAGCGTCTGAGCCGCCGACTCTAGAGCCCTGGGAGGGGTTGTTTCGGTCTTACGACCCGGCTGGAAGAAATCAGAATCCCCCCGATACAGGGAATAATCGGATGTAGAATCTCTCAACACTTTCACACCGATCGCTCGATATTCAAAGAAGCTGATAGGCTCTACGGAATAGGTGGTAACATCGCTCGAGCGTATTGAAATATCAGGATAGAGGATAAATGAGTCAATGACGACCGTCCCCGGCTCGGAGCCCCCTGGATATCTATCCCTCGTTATCGCCAAGATGTCGTGGTACGCTAGAACGTTCCTCGAAACATCTTCATACCGGTACACATAAGCGGATTGAGGCGTCGACATAGCGCTCAAAACCCCTTCGTGGTCTGGAATAGTGTTTTTTCGCTGGTAAGTCGCGATAGGGGGGTAACCAACCCCGGCGCTACCGTTCGTTTCCGCGTCGGTGTGGACACCTGGGCCGACCGACCTGTGCCATAGTTGAAGCATCGTGTAACGAGGTCGCTCAACCGTGAGGCCGAAATCAACTGTCACCTCATGTACGGCAAAAGAAGTCGACTCGTTTATTATCCGAAAATTATCCCCCGTAGGGGAAGGGTTGGGGGTTTTCGGTTGGGCTAGAGCTTCGATACCCTGAGACGCAAACAATGTCGACTGATAAGCAGCTGCCGAGGCTTCGGGGCCTTGCACCCTCCCGTAAACATAAAACTTCAACCCCGTTGTTCCTGGAAGCAACAAGAAAGGGCGACAGAAAAAACACTGAGGTGAAACACCTGAGACGAATTTCCCGAGACCACTTCCGGGGGTTACGTCCGTGTTGGACGCTTTCACCCACATAGAAACCATAGGGCTACATTCATCCCAAATCGCCCCCATCCTATCCCGGATAGCGTCGATAGCCTCAGCATCGTAAGGTTTGTCCTGGGCGTACCATTCATCTGCTTTGGTCTCAAACGTAGATGTCACCACGCCCTCCACTGCTAAAGGTGTCAGCTGTACCTGCCATGTAAGCGTAGGTATTATTATATCCTGAGTTATCTGCCCGGTTTGTCAAGCGTACATAATCTCCCACGGCGGGGTTTATGTAGTTAGGCCGTGTTGACAACGTGAAAGTAAGTGTCGACGCCCCTGTCGCTGTCCCTGACACAACACCTAACGTTGTTGTCCCTGTGGTGTAGAGGTCTATCACGCCCGTTCGAGGGTTCCACACCTCAATATCTTCCACCCCAGACAGGTAGGCAGACATATCCACACCATAGGACATGCGCTCCACGGTGATGTCTGAGCCTGAGAAAGCTGTAACTTTCCAGGTAGGGGCTACAAGCTTAGGGGTGACGAGAAGAGGGTCGTTCACAGCGAGCAAGCTCGCCTCGAAATCTGCATCGCCCAACGACCTCGAGACCTCGATAACGTAGAAAAACACGTCGTCGGATGCCTGCACTCGAGTTCCGTCCTGCTTGATAAAGTAACCCTGAGCGGAGAAATCAGCTTTCACCTTTTGACCAGGGTAGAGCAAACCTGCCGTACCGAATCGAGGCAAGCGAACCCTCCACACAGGCATGGGGCGGCGGGTGAACTCGAGCACCCCTTGAATCAAGTCTCGCTGGCGTCCGTTCCCTCGAACGTCGATAGAATCAACCGAAGATACATTGAGTACGAAAGCGGGGTCTTTGGGCCGAGGAGACCAAGGCTCAACACCTTGCTCGAGGTCACGAACAACAATCTCCCGTTCCTTCTCATGCCACGGCTGTTTTGCACTCCCTGATAGGGTTTGTATCTGTTCATCCCACCCGTAGGTTTGCTTTTCAGACAACAGAACAATTTCGCCAGCTGGTATGGTGGTGGGGCTATCCGACACGGTAATTACCTCAAGCCTCGAAACCGTGATTTTGTGGTCGTTTGTGAAGTGACAGAAAAATCGGTGGGGTTGAATAGACGCCCGTATCTGTCGCCAATCAACCTGAGACCCGTCCCACCCTAAAACAAGCTGGTCATGCTCCGTGTTTATCCAATCGTCGCGCAACGCCTCAATACCCGTAACATCGACATATTTCTCGTCAATAGCGTACCCCCAATTTCGGGGGTAAAGATCGTAACTGCCGTTGTCGGTTCGTCCTGTGGAGAGGAGTACATTTAGGAGAAACCCAAGTATCTGATTGCTGCTCGTCTGGGAGTAACTTGTCCCGCCCGTCTCTTTAATTTTCTTGCCGACCGCCAATACCTCATAAACTTTGGTATTCGTCTCGTCTTCGCCTTCAATGTTCGGAGGCTTAGTGCCTAGTATCACGGTCGAAATATCGTCACCCAGACCGTTAAATTCCTTGGCGAGTGTATACCCTCCACGTTCATCGACATACGCCCCAGTGATTAGAGCTTGGTCAACCTGGAGAACGACCCGGTTACCCCCTTGTATGATAGGTCCGAAATCGCGGGATTGCTCGTTACCTCGGATTGAGACGCCGCCTGACGCAACCCCATTGCTAAAGAACTGAATCTGTTGGCCTTCGGTGTCGCCACCTAGCGGCTCGAGATTGAGCGCCTCCGAGAATATTTTTCCCCACGCGTCGTTTATTTCGACCTTGGCTACGAGGGTTGATTCGGTTGATGGGCCGCGTTGCAAAAAGCCGCGCCCCACGATCTCATTAGTGCCTGTGCCGTCATATTCAACCAGTGTCACAGGGCGGTTGAACATGGGCGGGAAGCGGTAGATCCTGTTCGAGTACCCTGCCGTGGCCGTGGGTGGGTCTGCCGCCGCAGGATTGGCTTTGTGAATGGATGCTCTTGAATCGAACGCACCCCGGTGGCAGTTGTACGTGGTTATGTTCCCTGACGTAGACGCCACGGATTCGAGGATGATAGTCTCTTGCTCTAGGTAAATTTCCTCGCCCGCATTCAACGTCAGACCGTTTCTCGCCCATATTTTAATCGTGGTCTGGGCGGTGGTCATATCCTCGAACAAAAGCCCGTAGGCTTCCCTTACGCGGCGCGTCAGATCTTTGAAAAGGTTCCGGGTTGTAATACCTGTTGACGCGCTATCCGGCGTCAGACCTAATTCACCCTTGGGATCGAGGTTCGCATTGATGATCTCAATCGAGATAGCCCCTGACTCCACTACCCCCGTAATAGGGTCTATTTTGGTCCCGAGCTGAATAGAACCGTCTGAGCCGTCCGCACTCACGGGTATACCGGCCAGCGGAATATGGGTGCCGTCCGCGAATTGAGCATCCCCAGCGTAGACCGCCACAGGTAAATCTTCGGCCCAATTCGCTCCGAACGTCGTGGAATCACCCCAATCCGCGTCCCCAAGACCATGGATGATTACGGCGTAGTATAGGTTTTGGAGGTTACGCGCCATAAACCTTATCTCGGTACAGGGCGTATGCGCGCTCAGGCGTTAGGTATTCGTCAGCAAACCTGATTTCATCTACCTGTCCGGTAAAACCGTCAGCCCCTAACGAATCGTAGCCGATATACAAATCCCGGCTCGAAGCTCCTGCCGTCGTGGTACCAACAATGGATACCCCACCCCACTCCCCGTCGAGAAGGCCATAGATGTATTTGGCGTTGCCTGAAATCACAGCTCTATGTGTGGTGTTAGCGACTGTGTTCGCGATTGTGAGACTTTCTGTTACAGCCCCAGCTCCGTTCAACACGTCGAATATAAGCCGATCATCCGGGTTAAGGTAGATCTCAAACCCAGGGGCACCTGTCCCGAAAATCACACGCTTTGTGCCGGCTCCTGCCGTCCAAACAAACGTGAACTCAATGGTGAATGTCCAATCCTCCCAAAAACGGAATCCACCCTCGGTAAGTTCGATCGCCCATGCACCGTCAAAATCGAAGCTCGAGGTGTCAAGTTCTGTCGATTCCAAAGCAGCTGCGTACGCCGGACCGCCAACACCTACGGCTGTGCCGTTTCGGAAACCTTCCTGGTCTGTAAGGACAGCCCCATTGTAGCGGTTATCGACCGAGTAAAACTCAGCCGCGCCGTCAATCCCGTATTGAAGAGGGTCAACGGTGTCGAGTCGCTTTGCAGTAAACGAAATATCGTATGCCTCATAACCCATCTGCCCGTGGAGAGGGGTTAGAAGAGACCCAGGATCGGAAACATACTCGTCGTTTATTATTCGCAGATCTGAATAGCCCGCTCGAGGGTCACCAAGAGCCGAGGCATCCATATTCCGCACATAACGGAATTTTGCAGTGTCTTCAAAACACTGCTCCCAGAACGTTTCAAACGATGCGTATCTATCGTTCCAGTTGACGTTCCCTAACGCGGCGAGAGCTTTATCGAAACGCCTATCGGCCATGAATTGTGCCCCGTGAACTACACGAAGCAAAAATGAGCGCATATCCTCGTCAAAGCGTCTGAGCCTATACACTTCATCGTTGTTGGTCCGCACGGACGTTCCTGTGAACCCTGGAAGGCTCCTGTCGTCGTGCCATTGCCAATACCACGGGAGCATAAACGCCCCGTCGTAATGGTTTGGGAACTCAATCACGCCCGATGAATCTGTTAGCGCCGTGTTATCGTCAGCTCCAAGGGTCTGGAGAATGGTACCTGAGGTTGAGATTCTGAAATCAGCGGAGCCCGACATTCTAACGATTTCAATGCGCCAATCGTTTCGCCCGAAACCGTTCCCCGAAACGTGCCGAATCGCATACTGATTGTTGGTTGATTGATTGAGGAATGTTTCGAGCAAAAGGAAAAGAGATACTTCCCCTGACGCGTTCGTGAGGTCGCGACCGAAATCCGACCATATTCGAGTGGCCGACAAACCCAAAGAACTCAATCCCACCGTAGCAAAGCCGCCACCGTTATCTTCCGCGAGCGCGAAAGCTCCAGATAAAACAACAGGCCACAGAATTTTCCCTTGTCGTTTTTCGTACGCCATTCTTAGAGCCTCACGCGTGAAATCTCACGACGGGCCGCATCCAAAGAGCGGGCGCTTCCTGTCGTAGTACGGCTCACGGCTACCGGCGTAGAGCCATACTCGTCAATGGTGAGTTTCTCCCATCCGACCTTATACAACCCAGCCTCTTTTAGACCCTCAATGAAGTCGTCAAGGGACATAGGCTGATTCGCTTTCGAGCTGGAACCTGCGACATTCACAGCTGTGTTGGTCCGCATAGATTGGTTCGCCAAACTCCCTTGTGCCAGACCTGCCGCACCTTTTGCGCCGAACGCAGCCGCCGCCATATAGAAACCAGGTGCCATAGCTTGCATACCTGGTACAAACGTCGCCATGAGAGCCATACCCAGAGCGAACACACCCAGGGCGATATTCAAAATAGCCTGAGCCTTGGCCTGCTCTTTGGCGTTCATACCCATCGCGGCGAACACAGCGGGGCCGATAGCGGAGAGCATTTGCATACCGCCTACAATGCCCTCGGTCGTGACGACGAGTTTCTGAGATATACCCTCCGCATCCTGAAACTTTTGAGCGAGGTCAGGCAACATTTCAGCCTGTCGCATAAGTGCAGACGTTACTGAATCAATCGCCGCGGCTTTCGCAATAAGAAGTTCGTTGTGTCGTTCGGCGGCTGAATTCTCCCTGTCAACACCCGTGAGCCGCATAGCATCGTAACGTTTCTGTGCGTCAGCTATCTGCTCACTTACTCCGACTCCTCCCGAGGCTTTGGGTAGTTTCCGAGCTTGATCCAAAATCATCTTGCGAAGTTTTGTTTCCGCTTCCCACTTAGCTTCCCACTTGCGGCGGTTTATATCGAGGAGACGATTCTGCTCTTTGATAGCTGCCGCTTCCGCTTTAGCTTTAGAAGCTTTGATAGCGTCGGAGGCGGATTTCATAGCCGCCGCCTTTGCCGCCCTCTCAGCCTCGATCAACTCAATCAACTCTCTTTGGGCTCCCAATCGAGCCGCCATAAGAGCTAGCGAGGTCTCTTGTTGGGTCCACTCCTCTTTGGCGGCTTTGTCGGAGATCATACGAAGCTCACGATTAAGCCGGATTCCGACCGCTACTTTCTTGTTTTTCAGCTCCCAAATATCGGCTAGGGCTTTCAGACCCATGTATTGATCGAGTTTCTTAGCTTTGTTGCCGCCTCCTGTGGGATCCACGTCCGGGTTGTTATCACCGACACCTGGGCCTTTCTCGATCTTGTCCAGACCTGCCTTGAATTTGTTCATTACCTCGCGTTTCTTTTCCATTTCGGCGAAGTTCTTAGCAAGAGCCTCACGCAAAGCAACCAGCTTCACGCGACCTTCCGCCGCGCCTTTGCCCATAGAGTCGAAGAAAGTATCAATGTCTGAGGTGTCGAGAGTCATGCCATTGAGTTCGGCCATTTCCGTTTTGAGGTTCTTGAGAGCCTTATCCCCTGCTCCCTCCAATATATCGGCCCTACGGAGCATTGCGCTACCGATTTTCCTCTTATAACCCCAATCCGAGGCCATCAAATCCCGCGCCATGGGACGTAAAAGACTCGCAAACCCTGAGACTGCTTTAAGCGACGCCGTCATACTCCCCATGAGAAATATGACAAGAGCTTTTCCAATCATGCGAATAGCTTTGCCTAACACCGACACGCCTTTCGCGGTGGCGGTCATTACATCCTGGTAACGCAGGAATACGTCGATAACAGAAATCATGCCGTCTATTAGGAAGAATATCCCCCCTCGGGTGAAGGCTCTGATTTTTTGGTCCCAATCGACCGTAGCTAGAGACCCTTCACTGAAAACGTCGATAACGGTTCGGATAGCCGTACCAAGCTGCTCTCCTGCAACAATAGCGAGATTGTGGAACCTATTCTGGACCTTTTTGAGTTGAGTCCCTAGAGAATCGCGCATCACATCGGCCATTTGCTGGGCCGCGCCTGTGTTTTCTTTCATGAAATCTGTGAAGTATTTCAGTCTCTTAGGGCCTTCTTGGAGAAGAACCAAAAGACCTGTCGCTGCACGCATCTGGAAGATTTGGGTGATAGCTTTCTTGCCCGCGCCCGTTCGTTCCAGCTCCTCGAGAATATGAACCATACCCCCTGCTTTAATCGCCGCTTCCGAGAAATCAGCCCCTAGAGCTTTGATTACCTTTGAGCTTTTCTTAGCGGGGGCATCGAGACGGGTAATAATGTTACGGAACGAGGTACCTGCCATTTCCCCTTGAATACCGGCGTTCCCCATGAGGCCAAGCGCGGCGGAAGTTTCCTCGAACGAAATCTTACTCGCCACACTTTGGACCGCCGCATACTTCATTGCGTCGCCAAGCTGTTGGATGTTCGTATTCGTCGACGAAACTGTCATAGCCATGGTGTCGGCGACGCGGGTGAAATCCTCCGCTTTGAGCGAGAAACCTGACATAATGTTCGAGGCAATGTCCCCTGTTTTTACCAGGTCTGTTTGCCCGATCGTGGCAAGATCGGCCATTGCCTTTTTGGTTTTGTCGATAGTATTGGCGTCCATACCCGCCATACCGAGCTTAATACTCCCGCCCATAATTTCGTCGACGTTGAACTCGGTATCCTCAGACAAGCGTCGTATGGATGCGTATAATTCATCGAACTCTTTTCGCGTGCCTCTCGACACGGCTTCAAGCCTTTTCTGTTTGGCTTCGTAATCTGAAAACACCTTGGCCGCGGCGGTGCCGACTTTCACCAGGATAGCGAGCAAGGCTGTGCCCGCTATAGCTGCAACACGGAAAGCCCCGGCGACGACGTGGAACGCCGTACCGAGGCCCTGAGCTATCGCCCCAAGGGAAATCCCTTTCCGCATTGAGCTTTCAAAACCCGCCGTCATACGACCGGCGTTACGCGCTGTGAAGCCCATTTCTGTCTGAGCTGTGCGCATCCCCCGTGAGAATTTGCCGATGTCGGCAGTGAGTTTGACGCCTAATGTTGCAATGTTGGTCGCCATTTCACCTACTCCGATTTACGCGACCTAGCCCTGTGCTTTTGCTTTTGGACTTGCCTTTGCGTTTTGCTTCGTCAATTGCGTCTTTCTCTTTTTCAGCTTTCCACACGAGGAAACCGAGCCAAAAATGAAGCTCAGATTGAGCCATGCTCAGAATCTCTTGAAGAGATTTACCGAGAAGCTCCCCTACTAAGGCGATTCCTCGGTATTGGGGGTCTCGGTCGATAAGTTTTTTGCTTCACCGATAGGCTCTACCAGTTTCCCGCTGTCGTCCATGTTCGCGGAGATAGCTTGGCACTTTGACATAATCTCCCACATAGGGGAATTCATTTCAGCGCCCAAGAGCACGTCTATATCGGTGCTCTCAAACACCGGTTCGTGCGTCTCAGGGTCTCGAACCATAGCGATCGCGACCAACGCGTTATTCACCCCGATGTCCTGGTCTGCTTCCCCTTTCGCGTTGAACTTCGTCGATTTCTCCATGATTTCGGAGAACTGACGAACCGTGAGAGGTTTAAGGATAACTTCCTCCCCCTGTGCATCGAAAGGGATTGGTTTGCCTTTGCACTTAGCGAGGAGTCGGGATCTCTTTGTGTCCATTGTGTTGCCTTTTATTGTGTTAGGTTATATGCGAATGGATTAAGCTGCGTAATCCACTTCGCTAAAGTACCCAGCACCGTCAAAGGTTGCAAGTCCCCATGAGAACGTACCTGAAACAACATCTTCTATAGATACGTCCACAGAATGTTCGTTTGGGATTACAAAACCTCTCCAAGATTTCACAGTAGAGATTTGAACCTCTACTACGAAAAAATCATCGGTGTCCGCGTTCCGAATGGCGTCCAAAATCCTGTCAGTAGCATCGACAGGGGTTTCCATGATTTCGAGGTAGCTCATGTCTACCATCGCGTCGAAAAGCCCTAGAAACCTCTTCCTGACGCCTGCGTCGGTTTCCCCATCGAGCTTCATACACGTCCTATCAAGCTGCTCACGTGTTTCTTGAATCGTGACGCTCTTAGGGCACCCAACTCGCGCCCGAGGGATGTACGTGTAGTCCACCGTTACCGGCTCGGTAGGTGCGGAATCGAACGTGACCAGCCCGTGGAGGTAGTCAATCGTGATCGTCTTGACTGAGGTGACACCATTCTCTTTGACCACAGCAGCAATTCGAGGATCAATGATGCGCTTATCCGCATCGGTTATCCGATACTCAAACCCGGTAGTATTCGCCGCCGCCTCCCCTGTCGTTCCTGTGGGGGTACCAGTGATATAGAGAGCTGCGTCCCATCCTGCTAATGCCGCCATGATGCGACCTCCTCGAGAGCTACTGGTTTAGGACGTAGGTCCTGCCGATACTGCACCGCTCATTTGAAGCGACACACTTAGCTCAACCCGATCCTCAACACCGAAATCACGGCTGTACTCCTCGAGCGTACACTTAACATGCTCGGTCCCGTCACCGGGGGTTCCTGTGAACGCGACCATGAACCAAACCACATCGTTGGCACCGCCAGTGAAACCTGCGCGGAGTTCGGCTTGCCCCAGGTCGGCTGAGTCGTAAAAACCTGACAAAGAGACCGAACCGTCTTTCAGACCCAGGAATCGCTTACGCGCGCCCTCAGTGTTTTTGAAGTTGGTTTTATCGAGCTGGTCTCGGCTCTCTCCAAACTGGACAGAATCAATACCTCCGATCTCCACATACGTCGCAAGAGCGGCCGGGTCGGAGTCCGTATCTGCTTGTTGGACCGCGTAGATTTTTACTTCATGTCCTGCTAATGCTGCCATGATGGTCTCTCCGTTCTATGTTCACGTAGGTTGTTTGTATGTTACCGGTTCGTGAATTCTATGCCAATTTCAAACCGTTGGGTCCAATTCAACCAGTTTTCTTTGTTAAGCGCACCCACAAACGTAGCGTAACTTGTCGTAGCACGACACCACACGAAATTGTAGTCTGCGGGGAGCGTTAGGGTTCTAAGGTGGAGCGCGTTGAATATCGTCGTCATATCACCACTGCCTTCCCCGTACTTGTCGTAGCGACGACGAACCCTGACCTCTACCCACTGGCGTCTGAAATCTTTCTCGTTACCGATATAGGCTTCCGGCAGGAATCCGTCCGAGGAGTACACGAAAATAGCGTCTACAGGCACTCCTGCTGTGCCTGGAGGCACTTCCGGGTGAACGAAAATGTCCGTGTCGAGTGTCCCTACACCCGCTGCAACCAACTTCGCCACTACTGCGTCCGCTAGAAAATCACTCATAGGGGTATCCTGACACCTGTTCGGACCTGACGCCTATCGTAGCTTTTCTTGACGTTGGCTTGAAAAGACCCCCCTGCGTCCACTTCCGAAAGGGCGATAGACAGGTAAGGTATCGTCCGGGCATGAACAGCGAGCGCGTAAGGGGCCGTGTAGCCGAAGTTCACCGCGACTTGCCTTCCCGCCACTACTCGAGGTCGAAAGATTCTAGCGGAGTTGTAGAGATAGCCTGTCTTCACAGGAACGTACTTCCTGGAGACCTTGATCACTTCCTCAGCATACGCAACCGCCGCCTTGGTAGCCGCCCCCATCATTTGTACTTCCTCATCATGAAACACTTTCTTAATCTTATTAAGTGCTCGCGTTGTTTTCAGACCGGACATTAGATTTGTACCACCGTCATGACGAAATTAGAGGCTAGATCGTAGACAATACGAATATCGTCAACAACACGCGCCTCGTCGTCGTCGTTCTCGTCGTCGTCTTCAAACCAGACCCGGTACTCTTTGTGCCTGTCCAGCTGGAGATTCATAGCGATTGCAGTGTAGCTATCCCGTTCCACTCGTTGCCACTGGTCTTTCTTCTGAGCGAGGGTGTTCGTTAGCAGGTACTTAAAAGCCTGACGATTACCCCAGGTCTGAGCACTGCCTGCGTTTGACGTTTTCTCCTCTACAAACCCGTTTTTCTTCATTCTGTGGAGAGGTGTTCTCATTGCTCACCCTTGGATGATTCGACGATACGGTGCCAGCACAGATTCCATGAGAGCTTCACGGAAATTAACGTCAAACCACACAGCTGATTCAAGAACGTGCTCTCGTTTGATTCGAGGATTTTGGCCTTTGTTCATAAAGTAGTCGACCACCATACCCTCTACTGCGAATTGAATATCAATAGGTAGCGGGTCCGCACCTGTTGCGCTTTGTTCGGGTGTCTCATACCCCGCCTCATAAACCACTCTGTGGCGAGGAAAAGCCGACTCGTAATCAATCTGCTCGTCGATGCCCCCATCCGTCCAGGCTGTGTTCGGCAGGCTCACCTTCAAATAGAGCTGGTCACGAGCAATAGCATATCCTGTGGCGGCCAAAGCCTCAGATGTTTCGGTATCTGTGACCGATGCGATTGCGATCACATTTGGCTTCACAAGATCAACCCACGGCCATTTCCGGTACGCAAAATCAAGAGTCGCCGCCGCCTCATAGTGAAACGTTCGGTGACACCAGTGATCGACGCGACGCGATGCAACCTTAATGAGTCGCTCAAGGTAGTTGTCGTCGGTTGAACCTGTAATACCTAATTCTTCCTTGACGTTGCTCAACTCCGCGTATTCTGTCGCTGTAAGAGCCATACTAACACCTCAAAAAGAGAGGGCGCACCCATGGCAGATGGATACGCCCTCAGATAAACATCGCTGGAGGCGAGTTATTCGATTGGATCTCCGACACCTTCGGTCGCTTTTTCAATCTCGGCTTTGAGGGTGTCGATGTTCATGTTGGAGGCATATTTAATGCCGAGGTCTTTGGCTCTCTCGAGGAGAGTATCTCTCTCCGATCCCTCAACCTCTTCCTCGGTCTCTTCCTCGGTCTCTTCCTCGGTCTCTTCCTCGGTCACTGAGGTTCCGGCTTTGATACCGTAGAGAGGTAGATCTTTCTTGATCTCTTCCGGGCGAGCTAGTCTTGCGACATACTTCCCTTTCACCTTGCGGCGACACAGATTATCCGCCTCGGAAGATGGAAGAGGGATTGTGTCGCCCTCTTGGTAAGAGTTCCAAGAACGATTGAACACGATCATTTTGTATTCCATGCCAGCCTCCTCAGACTAGATTACGCCGTGGCAACACCAGCGGAGTAGCCATCTTTGCTGTAGGCGGAAGCAGGTTGGCCGTTCATCGGGTAAACCCGAACAGCACAAGCTGCCGTACAGCTCGAGAGCGTGCCCGTGCCTGTGTTGGCGACCAGGACGGACGGACGAATGTACCGATCCGCTCCGAGCAGCTTCACCGGAAGCGACGCTACGAAATCGTAAGCGGAGTTATCGTCCACCACGATATTCAGTGTTGCCGTCTTGTAGGTGACGTAGCCCGATCCCGACACAGCGGAATCTTCCAGCTCGAGCGTTACATCGAGCGTGTCGTCAGCCGCACCTGTGGCAAAGGCTGCCGAACCTTGCACAACGATTTCGCAGTGCTGGAGTTGACCACTTCCGTAGTCGTCTCGATCGATTTCGGCACCTTGAACTTCGGAGGTGACATCCTGACTCTTGAAACCGAGCAGCAATTCGCTAAGTGCTGCCTGGTCATATACGTGCGCGTATCCCATCTTTCGTACCTGTCGGTTACGTTTTCGTTATCTCAAACGCCTATTAGACGTTTTGCCAATCGACGCCAGTGATCACCGAACCCGCAGTGGGGTACTCGAGGTGCATTTCGTGGCGGTCAATCAGCTTCATTGCCATTTCGTCCCGTGACCAGGCCGACTGGAGCGTTCCGTTACCATCTTTGTACGAAACATCGGTCGACGCATCGACACGAACCCCCTCCTCGCCCTGGAACATGGATATCTCGTCAGGAAGTGCAAAGTACACCTCCGACTCGTCCCCATTCAGGTTTGCAGGGATGGAGTTGGTCTCGAGGTAGCGGTACCCGAGAAGACGCCCAGCTGCCAGCTCCGCGCCAAATACAGGGAAGTGGTGATCGGTCGTGAGACGCTTCCAGAGACCCGACCATGTAGTCGAGTTCAAGAGCCATGCGCCGTTGGAGACATCATGGTTGTCAATCTTCGGGTTGGCGATTGCCCGTACCAACGACTGGTGGACTTCGGGAGCTGTAGCTTCCGCCCCCGTCTTGATTGCCGCCTCAATGTGCGCGTCAGCAATCTGGTATCGAAGACCCGTAGGCTGGTAAGCCGAACCAGTTCCCCGAATCAACGTGCTGTCGTACTTCAAACGGTACGCCCGGCGAAGCTGCCGACGAATCATTGGCTCAATGTTGATTCCGTCAATCAACAGCTCCATTGAGGAGACCATGAGAGCGGTCAACTTTTTAAGAATGATGCGGTCCTGCCCGTAGGTCGCATCCGATACCATGAGGTCTTCGGCTTCGTCCTGGTAGTAGGCCGTTGCCCGAGTCAGCTCTTTGGGAAGCGTCTGAGAGCCTCGAATCGTGATTCGCGATTCGCTTCCAAGCATCTGGAAGAAAACAACCGCGTCGTCTTTCAGCTCTTTGATCATATCCCGAATCATATCCGGGACGAGAATACCTGCCTGGGTAAAATCGGAAGACGAAAGAGCTTTTTCGACGTGATAGGCAACGCGCTTGTCTTGGATTCCCTGAGCCGCGTAATTCTTCGCAGCCTCGAAATCGCCTTTGCGGTGCCCACCAGCGAGTGACGCGACAAAGCCGTTCAAGACCTTTCGAGCCGTTGTTTTGTCGACCAATTCGTCACCATGAACGAATTGGTCCGAGCTAGCAGCGATGTTGTGCTTTCGCTGTAGCGCGTCTTCGTTTACGGGGCGGCCCTCTTCAATTGCTTTGGCGACCCGCTCCCACGAGGCTTCCATCGCGTCGCGCATTTCGCTGCCGATTGATTCTCCGAACTCCCGAAGAACAGGGGCAATTGCACGAACCGAAAGGTCGACCGCTTGTTTCGTGACATCTTCCGACAACTCTACTTGTGAAAGATCCCCGGTTTCCGGGTTTTCGACCACCGCTTTACTTTTATCCGCCATGAAACTTCTCCCTGAAATCGTTTTGCAGGTCTACGGGGTCGATTTTGTATGTCTTCAACCCGCTTGGTTTTTGAGCATCTGTACTTTTAGCGGTTTCTTCCCGCGACTGAAAGAGGAAATATTTTTTGCAGTTATATTCAAACTGCTTTTCCATGTTGCGCAAGAATTCTCCCACATTTGTACCTGACTCTTCAAGTACACCTAACGACATAGCAGAAAGCTCAACTTTTGCACGTGGGTTTGCACCTACGTTTACAGTAGAGCTTTCGAGCAACGCCTGTTTTTTGTAGTTAATAGGAGGGAACCAGCTTTTTCCATCATCGCGGTCTTCCGCAATATCCCACTCGAGCGGGTCCATACCTACCGACGCATCGGTGATAAAACCCGATTTAACCATGTTACCAATCTGGAACCCAAAAGGGTTCTCCTCGTTGGTAGTAAAGGCTTTGAGGGCTTTGAGCTTGCCGCCGTAAACCCAGGTTTTGATTGATTTGCCGATCGCCGGGATGCGGTGGTTGTGCGCCCAAAGAACTACACCGTTGTAGTCTTTCAGCTCCCACCCTTTCACGTCGATTGTGTCGTTATGACGGTCGGTATCACTGTCTGAAATCGTGTACGGCAAGACAACGCGGTCTTCCTCAATTGCTTCCTCCACTTCTTTAACCACCCGATCGAAATCGGAATCAAAAAGTTTCGCAAACGTATCCAAGTAGGATCGAGCATCATCTTTCGATTTGAAAACCTCCCCGGCACCGCCAGGGTTAGTGCGTTTTATGAGATCGCTCATTTAGCACTCTCCTATAGTAGTTCTCGACAGCTTCCCCGGCGTTTGCCGACTCTTCCGCCTGTTCTGTGTTGTCTGAGTCGTCTGAGTCTTCGCCTTTTTTGTTTGACGCTTCACTGTTGTACGTTACCGGGTTGTAGATCTGGTCGCCACCCTGAAGAGGCGGGCGGTCAGCAATCTCTCTCCACTCGTTAATCAAGAAGCATTGTGGGGCTTCCTTCATAACCGACAGATTGAATTCCTTGTTCTCAGGTACCGGGTCCCGGAAAGCTATGACGATATTCCGGTAAGGTGAAAACTTCGGCAACAGCTCAAATTGAATCTTGTGCCACAACCAAACGAACAAAGGCCGCATGACACGCATCATGAAAAGGTAATCCGATGCGTCAATCGTCGACCTGTTCGCATTCTCGAGGATACCAAGCTGCTCAGGAGGCAAACCAAACAACTGAATCACTGAGTTTCTCGACTCACGCCGGATTTCAGTGGTGTTCATATCCTTAAGAGGGCTGGAGAGCTGTTTGAGCGTCATATCTCCTGAGTAGAAGTGGAGGTTGTGCTGCTTCCCAGGCCCTCTATGAGCTTGCATAAATTGCCCTTTGTATTTCTTCAATTCATCCTCGGTCGCGCCGGGGATGCCAATCATCGCATCGGGAATAGCTCCACGTTTGAAGAACCCGCGAAGGTGCGACGCCGACGCCTCGTCAATATCAATCTCTTGGCCTAGCGCGAACCCAGGACCGGAGCCTCGGCCCCAAATAGGGTCTTGTGGGTCGGGGCGTCGAATCCAGATAACGTCGTCTTCCGGGAACTCTTTTTCAACGCCGTGGTATTGTACCTGATACGTTGGTTTCTTGTGCGTAGGGGTTTCCGTCACCCAGGTTGTAGGGAAGACGTATATTTCTGTGACTCGCCCCTTGGCGTCCCTGTCCAGCATCCAAAAACACTCACCCGGGCCGTTAAGCTGTGTCACGGTGGCGTAAAAGAACTCCCACGAGGTTTTGTTCACCGGGTTCGGCGACTCGAGCAATTTGATAAGAGGGTGGTCGATTTCTTCCATATCATACTTTTGAAAGTGCTCGAGAGCATCTTTCTTACGACCGGGGACGCACGCCATATCTTTGGTAGGCGCTACATCGACGCTTTTTCTGCTTCCTTTGACCTTGTAGGCCGACCAAGGGGTCGATGCGGCTTCCATTGAGATACGGCTGTTCGCGGCGAACATCCATACGTTGTCTTTTAGCGATTCGAGGATCTCTTTTGACCCTCGCTTGTAGCTGTAGTTTCGTACTGTCCCCACCTGGAACATATCCCGAGGCAGATCCCCGAACCCTTTCCCCACTACTTCCTTCGCAAATCTCTCGAGCAAACGTCCCATGTTACACCATGATGAATTTTGGACGGTTGACCTTGCTAAATGCGCCAGTCGCTCCGTCGATTTGGTCCTTAAACCCCTTGGGGTAGCTTGCGGCTTCCGCCAAGAAAGCTGAATTCCAAGGGGCCTTACGAATAACAACTAGGCCGTTCTTTGCATAGGTCGCAAACGGTTCGGCTCGTTTGGTTTTCTCGCCTGTGGGTTTGTCACCGTCAAATTTGAACCCTCTAAGTGTAGAGGCGAGGTTTTCAATCACAAAATCCCCGCTCGAGCCGGGTTCATTCTCCGCGTAGGTGAAAGGGTCTTGCTCATATATCTCGTGATCGAGGTGGCAGGTTGCCACAACGAGGTCTTTGACGTTGGATGGTGAGTATTTCTCACGGCGAATATCCAAGATGTAAATCTTGCGCGTTAGCGGATCTTCCGCCATGAGCACCCCAGCGGTAAAGCACGCCCTCCCGTCCTTATCTTTCTTACGGTCGGTCGATGCGAAATCCCAATAGCGCACGAACGTCCTGAGACGCGCCCACGGGATTTGATTATCGCTTAGAATGTCAAACCAAGCCGCGTCAAAGTAGTCTCCTGAGTCGGTAATCTCCCAATCCCCCTCGAGGAGTCGTTTACGCTCAACAAGACTCAGGTTTTGCAGCTTCTTTTCGTACTCAGGGTCGACCTCGAGCAATTTTTTGTTGTCGTAGAGAGTAGAACGGATGAATGTCACAGACATCCTTTTACCCCGACCCTCTTGATCGAGATCATCGGGATGATGCCATTGGATTTCATCACCTATCCGCTCCATGTAGCGAATCTCGCCCGATTCCGCTGTTAAACATGTGCGACCCATTTCCTCAGCTTCTCTAACCTCCTCTTCTCGCTTCTTACCGTGGACCCACGGCCACAGGAAGTCTTTCACCCAACTGGCCGCGTCCGGGTTCGTCGACGCCCGCATGTAAGGGTTCACACCCGACATCGATCGCATACGGCTCATGATGTAGAAGAATTGACCCTTGGTAAAGTGGGTTAATTCGTCGAACTCCGCGAGAGCTATCTGCGCACCCTGCCAGTCATATTTGTTTTTCTCGTGTTGAAGGTGCGCGAACGTGACCTTAGAGCCTTCGGGGAAAATCACCTCAGATGTTGACTCTTTAAAGGTCGCGCCCAGCGGGGCGTACATGGAGTAGGCTTCGTCCCACAAACCCCCTTCCGATTTCACCTGTTTCGAGGTCCGCCGGAAGATAACCGCTCCGAATTGAGGGTTGTTCACGTGACGCAGTGGTTCGGCTAGTAAGCTCCAGGTCTTGCCCCCGCCCGCCGCGCCGCCGTAGACAACGACGTCCGCACGCGACTCATGGAACGCCGTTTGAGGGCCTTCTTGGGGCGCGATAACCGTGTCCGCATCTTCGTATACGGGGGCCGGTTTGGGTAACGGCGTGTTGGCCTTCTCACGCAGCTTTTCCCTAAGTTGATACGTCGATGTATTCACTGTCTGATTTGTCTCGATTGTTGGAAGGTAGCTGGACTACGACCACAGTAGGCGAGCCGCCTTGTTGCGCTGATTCTTCTTTGGGTTCGGCTCCTTCTACGTCGTCAATCACGTCTCGTCTATTTTGGGCCGGGTTATCCGACCACCTATCAGGGTTGTGGTTTTTGAGTATCCATTTCGCCGCGCGGTCGGGTAGCTCGCCTCGCAACATGCGTTGCACAATGGATAGCTCGAACATACCCAGGGCGCGCAGAATCTCTTTGCCGAAGTGAA